GATGTTTGAAGCGGAAACAGTGATGTTTCCAGCTGATCCACCGATAGATGCATTATCGAAGTCTGTCCAGCTACCGTGCTGAGCCAAAACGTCTGACTCAATGAACTCGTTTAAGAGTGCACCGATTCGGTCAAACAATTCTGCTGGTTTTGTCCACGGCGACTGAGCGAGATCTGCCAAGTCGACAACGACGCCAAGGTCGCGGCCGGTAGAGATAGTCAGTGAATTTGCTGCCTCACCAAAGACTTGAAGTGCAACGCCAGTACCACGAGAAACTGTCTGAACTGACGGAGTTGTCTGCATGTAAGAGCTTGAAACCACACGTATGTCAGAGATTGTGACTTCGCACATCTCTTTCCATGTTGTTGGTCGATCAAGCCTATCCTGCAATACATCCTCGTACAGTGTTTCGTATGTGATTGTATTTGCTACTGCCATAATTGATTCTCAATTTGTTTGATAATTCCAAACGAGAATCTATTGCTCGGCCTAGTCGTTGTAGAATGTCTTGCTTGTCTTGGCACTTGCTAACATTGCTCTCGCAATGGAAGCGCGAAGTTTCCGATCCGGGACATCGGCGGCTGTCGGTGGAACACCTTTTGCCAACCAATACTCCGGCGTATTCTTCGCGTGCGAAGTGCCAGCGCCGCCTTTGATGTTTGACGTGGCCTCGACGTTTGAACGGGCTGACTGTTGACGCTCAAGTTTTGACTTGAAGTCCTCGTCGGCCAGCACCTCGTCGATGTCCATGCCCCACTTCTTAGCGGTCTTCTGGGCAAGCTCTACATCTTCTGGATGGGAGATCCCTGCTTGTCGTAGGGCCATCCGTTCCAGTTTCTGCAATAGAACATTGTCGTCTGGTTTGGTTTTTTGAGGAGTCTCTTTTGGTTCGTCTTTGGGCTTTTTCAAGTCCTTGAGTTCCCGTTTGAGTGATCCGAGAGTCTGATTTAATTTCTCGTACTCTGTTCGAGAGAGAGAAATGGTATCAGTATCGGTATCGCCTTCTCCTTCGTTGGTTTCAGTGTCAACGTCCACTGTTTGATTGTTGTCTTCTGTGTTCATAACAGGTTTTTCTTGATTTGTTAGCGATTAATCATAAACGCACTTCACTTTAACGATGAGTGAGAACGTAACCGACGCCTTGCGGCAATCGGCTGAAACTCCAGAAGGAGAGTTACTAACCTCCGAGAGCCTCAACCGACTGCCTCAAGCAGTCGTTAAAAAGAACTATATTGCCAAGAAGTCAACTGAACACGTCCCAGACATGTATGTCGTGAAGGCGGTTGGTGTTGCTGTTGCGATGCGAACATTTACGAAGTCAGTTGGGCCGACAAGTGGAAAGTTGCCAGTCGTGACCGGTGAATAAACCATTGCAAACGGTCCCACTGTGCCTTTGTAGTTGGCAACCAATGCTGGTGTCGAACTGCCGTAGGCTGTACCGCTTGCATACCTCGATGTTGAGGTCGCAATGTCATATACCTGCGCCAGCAGACCACCCGTTGATCGAACGCTCACACGAACAGAACTAATCGTTGATGTGGCATTGTACGGGTTCTGCACCGAACAGATAACTGAACTTGAAGCTGTAAGTGGATTGCCATAGTGGGCGCTCTTTGAGCCGGCAATAGATACAAACGGATTGTCCACCGAATCAAGCGATGAAACTGCTCCGAGAGTCTTTTCAACAACTCGATCAACAACCGTGTTTCCTTGTGGGAAAAGATACCCTCCGACGAGGAGAACTACCGCAACGATACCAATCAATATTTTTTTATTCATACGTGATAATTTTTGCTAATAATAACGACCTATTTGTATGTAATCGTGCTTGTGGGCAGATTACCTGATCCGGAAATCAGCAACCCATCTGTGAAATTCACATCAAACGGGTACGTTGTCGTACCGGTGCCTAATGGAAAATCAGCAATGAGGATTGTTGAAGTGGCTTTGTTGCCCGTGCGCCTGTTGACGTCAGAGGTCGTGGCATTGTAAAGCGCAAAGCGGCCGGTGTTATACCCCGTGACGACAACACTTCCAAGCATGCCGCCGCCGGTCTTAACGAGACCGAGGCCGGTAAAACCTCCGCCGCATCCCGTTGGACAGGTAGTCGTTGCCTGATACCCCGCCTCACCGTCAATGCTTCCCAGAACAACCTGATTGTTTCCGAGAAACGACACGGCGTAGAGGGCGATACAGATAGCGAGCAAACTTATAAAACCTAGATATTTCATTTTTTCTTTTTACTTACTTTTTTGGCGACCTTTTTAACTTCTTTTACCTCCGTAACCTCCTCAGCTCTTGATTCAATTTTGTCTGCGAGGCTTGGAAGTCGATAATCTTTTACTGACATACGTTTGCGTTATTAACTGATAATCACATACCAATTTGGTTTAACGTCTTTGGCTCATGCGAGTCCTCGGACCGGTACTTATTCAACTCACGCCAGCCTTCGTCCAAGAGATCGACCGCGAGACGCTCGGCGGCAAGCACCTGAATGTCCCGTTGACCTTTTCCTTTTAAGAAAGAACTGCGTAGAGTTTCATATACCGCACCTGCCATTGCCCGGTCATTCAGAAACTTCTCAATCTTCGCTTGTTTGATTTCGTCATTCATTTTGGGCTGGGGTTAATGCTAATGGCTGGGGTGAAACGGGTGACGGGACGGCCTGTTGCGGTGCGGCAGGAATCTGCGACTGGTCAATGAGAGTCGAGAAGTCAGAGATATTCATACCGCCAAACTCCAAGATATTCTCAAATGACTTGGCGAGTGCTGGAATTTGCATAGCCTGCTGGAAGCCTTGTGGATTTTGGAAAATAAACTGGAAAATAGAGAGGACTTTGTCTGAGAGCTGTACCAAGTCTTTCTGCTTGCCGGCGACGTTGATGCCGATTCTTACTTCAATATCCTCAAATTCGTCTTTGAGGATTTCAAGCAGCTGCTTGTTGCCTTTTTTGAGGAAGTCGTCGCGATATGTTTTTATGAGAAAGTCCTGCTCCTCTTTGGTCACAATCTTACCGGCCAAGACCATCTCCTTGATGCGCCTGTTGGCCTTATTAGTAGCCACCTGCTTTGATACCCATGAAAGCTCCTCAGTTGTAAGGCTTGCGAGAAACTTCTTGCCCTTGGTGATTTCGCGGATAATGTCGGGAATAATCCAGTCTCGGTAAAGTTCTTCAATAAACTTGGCGCGTTGTCCTCGGCGGCGGTCGTGCCAGCCTCGGCCTTGGGCGACCACTCGCTCTTGACCCCTAAATGTCGTCCCGGAGGCTTGTTCTTTGCCTAAAAGTGGATCATACGCGGCGGCATTAAGTTGGGCGTGGTCAAACCACTCATTGATTGATCGGTCGTAGAGCTGAATATTTGTTGGGGCCGCTGTCGGTACCTGATAAATGCGCTTATTCTCCTCAATGGTCGTAATCTCCAAGTTCTCCATGTCTTGGATCTTGTTTTTGGTGGTGTAGCTAGGATCGTCAGTGTAAAGCGGGACTTTAGATGCCGCTTCAAGCATATTGGTCTTGTGAATTGTGAGGAAGTTCGTCCAGATTTGCGGGTGAAGCAATGCCTCGCCGTCGCTGTAGCCGAGAGCGCGCTGATAGATTTTCTCTGAGGCATGAAACTTGAGATTGCCTTCGCCCTCCTTCTTGCGGTAAATGGTAACGCCGTGCTTCTTGTGGTCTTTGTCTGTGTAAAATGCCACGATCTGCAACTGGTTGCAGTGGTATTCCATCTCATCGTTGTCGTAGAGGTAGTGCTCCGGCAGGTTCCCTCGGATAATGTAAACTTCTATCGTCTTGCCCGGCAGCTCATTTTGCTTTTCGTTAATTGTCCCGACAGGACTCTTGGATGCCGTGGCGAGCGTGCAGAGTTCTTCAAGTGAAATCGTTGCACCGTTTTTCTCCTCGCCCCAGCCGTACTTGGACATGCTTCGGAGTTTCTCTGGTGAGAAGTGCATTTTAAGGCCAATTGGACCGCCGAGAATGTCGGTTTGGTCACAGAAAGCGATCGAGTTAAGTTGAATTAGCTCAGGTCGCTTTACGCCCTTCTGCACAAGTGAGCCACCGTAGTTAATATCGGAAACGGTAATCTCATCAAAAAGCGTGTCGAGATCGTGCTCGCGGACATAGACTTCGTCGTGGTACTTTTTAATCAAAAATGAGAGAGCGCGGCCTTCACCGTTTTCAATGAAGAAAGCAACATCTTTTACCTCCAAATCCTCTGTCCAGTACGAGAGCCTAAGAAGCGGGCGCATGACCTGCTTAAATGCCCGTAGCCAGTTATTCTCGCCGGTGAAGAACACGCCATTCATGAGGTGGAAAATCAGCTGAACGTGGTTTCGGAAGTTCCAGTGCCAATTGTCGCCAAGCTGGATTTCCTCAGTCTCGAATTTGTTTTCCTCGGTCTTAATCCAGCTGTGAATATCGGGTGACATCATAGGTCAAATAGGAGTGAAACATTGTTAAGTGCGACTTCGCGCATAAAGCGGCCGCCATTGAATAGTCTGAATGTCTGCGGCGCAGTTAAAATCCGTTCTTTCGTCATCGTGCCCTTTGTGATGGAAACAATACTTACGCTCTTGGCAACACCCTGAGGCTTGAGCTTTACGAGAGCACTGCTGACAGTGTCGCCATTTGCGGTGTAGGTACGGCCTCCGATCTTCACACGCGCCAAGTATTCGCCAGCCGCTGTCTTTGTCCTTGGTGCTGTTTTTTTGGCAGTAGTCATAGTTTTACGTGGATAAAGCCTCCAATCTTCGGCGCACTGTCGTACTCTTTGAGTGCGCTGTGTTCCCGTCGCGTGGTTCGGCCGGCCATCTTCTGGTCAACTTGCCGGGCAAGGGCTTTCCTCGCCTCATTGCACGTTTGGCAGTAGTACGGATCAGGGTCGGTATCGGTGTACTGAGTGGCGCACTTGATACAGTTGTGGGTGTAATTTTGTGACATTGGATAAATAAAAAAGGGACAAGAGAAGTTAATCTCTTGTCCCGGTCTTTCCGTGGACTATTTAGTTTGGTTGAATTATACCAAGTACGGTTGAGTTATACAAGAAAAAGGCTGTGCATAACTATTTGATCTCAATGATCGCAACCTCGTTGACAACGACCTTCTGACTGCGATGGATCAGGTAGGTGTTTGGCTTGCCCGACTGGTCTTTGATAATCTCAATACGCTCATGTGGCCGCCGCTCACGCAGAATCTTTATGATGTATTCTTCTTGCGGTGAGAGGTCAATCATTTTGTTTTCGCATTAGAGTGTCATTATTTTTTTATTCTTCCAGTCGACGAGCGGCATACGACGCTTTATTTCTTCATGCACAGCCCGCCATGCCATGTACTGCTGAGCGTTTTTAAATCCAAGTTTTTTAAGGAGCTTCCGGCGTGCCAGCATCTTCTCGGTACACTTCTTGCAGGCCGCATGCTCAAGTATGTCGCTATGGCCGCAGGTGGTAAGGATCGTGGCGAGGATTTGCTTTTGGACTGTTTCAAAGTTGGCAGGGTTCTTGAGGTAATCTGGCAGGTTGGCAAGAAGCGGGTTTTTTCTTGGCCGAATAGCTATTTTAGGTTTTTCCATAGTATTTAATTACAGTTTTAATGTGACCGATTTGTAGTTTGGGATCGCACCAGATCCGAAAGCCGGCTTCCCTTGCCCGCATGCAGAAACTAATGTCCTCGCCGTAGTACTGACCATACTTCTCCTCAGCAAGCGGCGTAAATGGCTCGATTAAGGTTTGGATAACAGGCTTTGAGATGCCAAGAAACGCCGCGCCGCAACTGCCGATTTCAAACAAGCCATCCTCTGCTTTAATGTTTTCGATCGGTCTCCGCTTCTCGTCAAAGACTGCCGGTGGCCAGCCGGGAAAGCCCATAACACAGACGCCAGTGACTACATCATGGGTTTCAAGGTGCTTTTCCATGCGCTTGATGTCCTGTGGCGTGAAAACCATGTCAGAGTCGATAAAAAGCAGGCTGTCTCCTTCAAGCCTCGCCCGTTCAAATACGCTATTGCGGTTATGGGGAATACTCGGTCCTTCTTGGGTAACAAGTGTGTACTCTTTGGCTTCTAAG